ATACGAAGCCGTCAAGCTCGGGGAACTCGAAGTTAAGTACAACACTTCTAGCCAAGCTACCGGAACTGTTAATAACGTATTCGACGTTTACCCTTGGCTGCAGTCTTATCTTGGTGCTTATTGTCTTGGAGGCTCTGGCTCTTATCAAGTTCGTACTGTGAGGGGTTGAGATGCCAGGAGCACTAGACAGTTTATTTAAGAACGTTGCCAAATCAGTTGTCGCTGATCTGGGCAAATCCCTTGACACGACAATCACTTACACGCGCAAGGCAAATGAAGCGTACAACCTTGCCACTGGTGCGGTAACAACAACCGACACAAGCTATTCATTTGACACTCCAATTGAATTTATTCGTTCTGACGAAGAAGCGGGCTACCAAGAAAACGTAGCAAAGTTGTATATTACTCCAGACCAGATCGGGGACAACCAACCAACGTTGCAAGATGAGGTTAGTTTGCAGTTTGCAGGCTCTACGCGTGTAAGCAAGATCCAAGATATTCAAACGTATCGTGGAGATCAAGAATATCTGTTTATTTTGCGGGTGGTGTTCTAATGACGCTTGTCAACGCTAGGGCTGCGCTCGAAACTGCTATTAATACCGCTGTTGCCGCAGCAGACGCAACGGTTGACGTTGTTTTTGACAACATGCCGTTTACGACGCCGGGTAAGGCAAAAAAGTATGTATTAGTAACGATCAATTTTAATCAAGCAACGATTCAAGCTCATGGCGCTGCAGTTGATCAATACGCTGGAACGGTGCAATGTGGCATTTTTACGCCAAGAGACAAGGGAAGTGCTGCAGCGGCTGCAATTGCCGAGTCAGTTATTGATGGTTTGACTTCTATAAATGCTTCCGGCTACACAGATAGTTTTTCAGTTGTTCCGCGTGTGGGGCAAATCAGTGGTCCTACTGCTGTAACCGAAGAAAACAGCAGCCATTTTGTCAGCGTGGTGCGCTGCGCGTTTACCGCAATTTAATGGCCAAGCCAATTACGGAACTTACTAAAGACATCCGCGAGCTGATTGAAACAGGTCGCGAAACGGCCGGGCCAGTTGTGATCAGGTCATTGCAAAATGAAGGCCCATGGTGGACTTCTAGCTTTGGGCGTAAATGGCAACTAAGCCAGGTTGCAGTTAAACCAACCGACGATCAGTCGGGATTTGATAGGGACATTGAGGGTGGTATCCCTGCAAAAACAACGGTTTCAAAGCCAAGCAAAAGTGATCCAGTCACAGTGTCTTCGCTGCGTTTTCCAATTAATCGTCCGATGTATATTGGAAACTCGACTTCGTATGCAGGATTTGCTGTTAACAATCCAAATGCTACTGTTCCTCGTCGTGGTGGCAGAACAGCAACTTATGAGCAGCATAAAAATAGAGATGGTTTTAACTTGACCGCTAAGAACAAAAATCCTGATTGGTACAAGGTATATACAGAGTCGGGTGGATTGCTTGGAGATTTAGACAGAGCTTTTAAAGCAACTCGCTTGGGATAAGCTATATTGTGCTAGTTGACTGAGTTTTATGGCTGAAACACGCGCAATCGACAAACTGTGCAAAGCGTTTAGTGTCGAACAACGTAGTAGTTACACGATCAAAAGCGGTGAAGAAGTCGTTTTAAAGCTTTACTGGAAGCCTCTGACGATTGCTGATCGTGACTCCATCAACAACTCTTTAAAAGCATTAAACGTCAACGCTTCTGAGGATAACTTGGATTTTGCAATCCAAATGGTCATCCGTAAAGCAGAAGACGAAGCAGGAAACCGGATTTTCTCGGACGGTGACCGCGCCAAGATTTGCAACCGATTGCCGTTGAGCATTGTTTTGGACATCATGTCCAAGATGCAGAGCATGGATGAGGTGGAAGATCCTGACGCCATTAAAAGCGAGGATTGAGGGGGACAACTACCTGTTTCTGCAGTTTTTTATTGCGGAAAAGCTAGGCATGACATTGGCTCAGCTTCGAGCCAGCATGTCGCTAGAAGAACTGCAGGCTTGGAGCGCATACTGTTCCGTCAAGTCAGACCGAGAACAGAAGGAGATCGAACGCAGCCGTCAGGAAGCTCAATATCGCAGGGTGCGCTAACCTGAGAGCAATGTTCTCGGGTTAGTCGTGGCTGCTGAGTACGAAGTAAATATCAAGATTAATAGTAGGCAGATTGAGCGCGAGCTAAAAAATATAGACAAAATTGTCTCTAACATTGGAAAACCAAAAGGTGGTGGCGCTAGAAGAAAACCTGGGATTGCGGGGTTGTTGCCTAGCTCGGCAGATTTAAAAGCCACCGAAAGAGGACTTGTTCAGTTAAACGCTAAAACAAAAGCTATTCAAAGTATTCAAGACAAGTTTTCCGAAAGAAGACTTCGTTCTTTAACCCGAAGCAATACTCTTAACGAGAAAGAACTACGTTTAAACAAACAGTTAACTGCTGAAGCAAGGGCACGTTTGCGGCTTCTTAGTCAGGCCGGGGCAAAAGGTTTTGATGGAACGAGACCTCAAGGCCGTCAGCTTGCTAATGACATCAATGCTCGTGTAAAAGCACAAGATAAAAGAGCAAGGCTTTTAAATAAAATTAATGAAATGGAGGCCAAGGGCCTCAACGTTGAGAAACTAAGAAAACAATTAAATAAGGCAACAACTGAGCAATCTGCAAGACGTTTTGCTAGTGCGGATAAAGAATTTAATCTATTGCGAAAAACTATCGAGCTAGAGCAGGCAAAGCTTCGGATATTAAAAGAGCAACGAAGAAACTTTCCATCGAGCCCTATCCGTGGAACGGCCACGATGATGGGTTCCCCCGCCCAAATTGCTGCTTCTGGCAGGCAAATTGCAAGTCCAATTGGAGGCGGACTTGGCTTCCCTGGATCGCCAGGATTTCTTGCTGGTGCAACTGCGTCTAGAACTCCTTTCGGCCCAAGTTTCCCAACCGGTGGTGCGGCACTTCCTGTGAAGGGAAGTATCACAATGCCTGGTTCACCGATAGCAGTTCAAGCCGCCAAAAAGACAAATTTAAGAGCCTTAAAGGTTGAAGCAACTTGGGCTAAGGCGTTAGGTCAGTTGCAAGAAACGGCTGGAGTTTTAAAATCAAGGGACGGCAAAGTAAAGCGAAGTTGGAATATAGCTCTAGAAACATTACAAGATACAGCCAAACTAATAAGGGTACGTTCTCAACAAGCCGCTGGAGGGCTGACAGGCCAATCCTCTCCGATTGGTGGAGCGGCAAACATCCCAGGGTCTCCTGCAGCTTTGAAGAGAGGGCGCAGAAATAAAAGACTTGGACAGGTCGGTCTTGGCGCTGGTTTCCCATTGTTATTTGGCGGCGGTCCAGGTTCTGTTCTTGGTGGTGCTGCAGGTGGCCTGACCGGGTCTTTTGGAGCGCAGATTGCACTTAGTGCACTTGGTCAGCAAATCGATCAAATGGTGGCAAGCGTTATTAATGCTGGCAAAGCATTTACAAACGTTGGTGGGGCCGCTGACTTTATGGCCGAGAAAAGCTTGTTCAGCTCCGACTCAATGCAGTTTCGCATTGAGAAGCTAATTGAAGAAGGGAAGGTTACGGAAGCGGCTGCGTTAATGACGCAGGAGATGGCAAAACAAGTTGGCGGCAGTGGTTTAAAGGCTCTTAAAGACCTTGGCACTGAAGCCAGCAAGATGGGCAAATTGTTCGGAACTTTGCTGATTCGTATCCAAGCTTTTATGGCAAGTGCACTTACGCCTCTGCTTAAGCTAATTAATAGCGCAATCGGAAATATAAATGCTAGAAGTCAACTTGACCAGATGTTAAGGGAGGCTGAATCTCCCGAGCAAAAAGCTCAAATATTGCAGCGGTCTAAAGAACTAAGGGGAACTGTAAAACAAGGAAGAGCTGGTACCGCTTTAGGCAAATTAACCCCTGAAATAATTGCACAGCTTCAACAAGATTTTCCCGCTGCAATCCCAGAAGGTGCTGCCATCGAGCCGAAAGGGTTGGAGCTGCTTAGGGCTGGAGACAAGGGATTCGATAAAGCGGCAAAAGACGCAGAACGGTTGGCAAGGCGCTTGGCTGGTCTCGACGCTGAACGAGACAAGCTTGAACAACTGCTGCAATTAGATCAGCAAATTAATACTGCAAAGCTTCAAGGCGACAATCGTCAAGTTATTGCTTTAGAGAACGAAGCACGACTAATTGCATTTGCGGAGAAGGAGGCTGTAATTAGGGCGTCTAAAGTGCCGCAAGAGCAAAAAATTGCTGAACTTAAAAACTTGGGCCTCGAAAAAGATCGTGCGCTTCTTGAGAACGCATTTAAGCTTGACAGTTTTGATAAACAAAAGGCTGACGATCTTACATTACAGCTAGAGCAGCTAGATCTGCAGCTTGAAGCTGCAACAGCAATTACTCGTGAGGCAGAAAATCAAGCAAAGCTTGAGCTATTACTTTTAAACCTGCGAGAGTCCAACAAAGACTTGACGGACGATCAGCTGAAGGAGCTGATGGATAAAACAAAAAAATTATTTGAAGCTCAAAACCAAGGGTCTCTGCAGTCATTTATTACTAACTCAGTTAAGAGTTTGAACGACCTTGAGCAGCACGCTGTTCAGGTGTCTCAAGGCATTGGAAATGCTATTGGCAATTCGCTGGTAAGCGGAATGCAGGGGTTGATCACTGGAGCGACATCAGTCAAACAAGTGTTTGCCGACATGCTGAAGAGCATTGCAGATGTGCTGGCGCAACAAGCGGCACAAATGATCGCAACTTATATCGCGATTGGGATCGCACGCGCCTTTGCTGGAATGGGCGGCGGTGAAAGTTCTGCTTCTGCCCCTGCAAGCAAAGTTGGCTCTGCCGCTAATCTTCCTGGTCCGACAGGTGATTTTGGGCTTGGAGCAGGGCCTTCTTTCGGAAGTGTTAGCGATTTTAAACCTGCAACAATTCTTCCCGCTGCAAAATTTGCTCAAGGCGGTTTTGTTTCCAGCCCGACTAGCGCATTAATTGGTGAAGGCGGCGAGCCTGAATACATCATCCCAGCATCCAAAATGCGTGAAAGCATGTCGCGTTATTCGCGCGGTTCACGTGGTGGCGGTGTGATTCCTTCCGATGGTGGATCGTCTGCATCAGGCGATGGTGGCGTTGCAGTTGCCGCTCCAATCGACGTTCGCTACACCGTGGAACGTATCAACAGCGTTGATTATGTAACCGCTGATCAGTTCCAGAGTGGGATGCAAAGTGCAGCGGCAGAAGGCGCACAACGCGGTGAGCAGAACACGCTAAAACGATTACAAATGAGTGGTAGCACTCGCCGGAGGCTAGGAATGTGAGCCAGTACGCATTTGGTCATGCCACTCGAATTAAAGGCCGTAGCCCATCGACAGGCAAACTAGAGACGCTTTACTTCTTTCAAAACTTCTACATCAACCAAGAAGCCACGCATGATGGCAATCAATACCGGTTTGTGCCGTTTGGCTTCTCAGGCGTAACCGTTAATCGCACGGGCGACGGATTAGAAGCAACTCTTGTATTTCCCAACAACGGTTTGTCTCGCGGTTTTGCTGATCAAGCGATTGACCAGAACTGGGTTATGGAGGTTGACGTGTTGATTTTGGATGCCGACAACCCAGCAGGCACCCATCAAAAGTTGCATTCGTTTACAGGCCAAGCTGTTGGCGGACAGTGGGACAACGTATCGCTAAACCTAAAACTCAGTTCTGTACTGGATGCTGTTGGAACGGACGTGCCAAGGCGTTCGCTGACACAGCGGTTAATTGGCAATTTGCCTGTCAGCAACAATGTCCGACTGCAGTGATCTAATTGGGATGCCGTATCGGCTAGGCGCTGACGGCAGTGATGGTCACATTGACTGCATCCACTTGTGTTACGAGGTTTGGGGGCGAGTTGGGGTTAAAGGGCCACCGTTCAAGCAATCTTGGTACGAGGCGAGCAAATGGGAAGTATGCAGGGATCTTTTGCAATGGGGTTTGCGGGTGGAAAAGCCTGCGTATGATGGGGACATTCTGTTGCTGCCAGATAAATCTTGGACATTCGCAGTGATTTGGCAGGAGGGA